TATTTTGATTCAGATATAAAAAATGATAAAATACTTTTTAGTCATAGTAAAGGTTATCAACAAATAAAACCTGAAACAGATAAAGAAAAATTTAATTTATGGAATTCTGGTACTTGGTTTTTTCCTGTAGAAACAGGTAATCTATTTATGTTTCCATCATCAACTACTCATCAAGTAGAAACTAAACAAGGTAATAATACCAGAATAAGTCTAGCTTTTAATACTTTTTATAAAGGATCTGTAGGATCAAATACTGAATTAACGGAGTTGATACTGTAAATTTATAGTGTATAATCTTTAGATGGAGGCAGGGCACCACCACATACCCCCTGCTTCCTTTTAAAAATTATTTATGAATTTAGGATTTGACTCAATATCACAGTTTCCCATATCGCAAGTAACGGCGGACAACGTAGTAACTATTACAGTTACAGGTAATAATTTAGTTGCTAACATAGGTAGTCCTAATATTTCAGCTGATTCTGTTACGGAAAATATTGATGGTAATAAATTAACACTTGGTATTGGAACAGTAACAATAGTTGGTACAGCAAATCTTGTAGCACCTAAAACACCATTGGTTTTAGGAACGGGAGACGTTACAGTTAGTGCAGATGCTAATGTTACGGCTTCTCGAAACAACTTGATTATACGTAGTGGATCTGTTACTATTGTTGGAACTGCGAGTATACAAGCACCGGCTACCGCTATGACTTTAAGAACAGGCGAAGTAGGTGTTATTACGTGGAACGAAATTATACCAGGAGCAACAATGGTTTGGACACCAATTAAACCGTACGGATAATATATGGCATCAACATTTTCAACAGACCTAGCATTAGAATTAGTAGCAACCGGTGAGAAAGCTGGTCTATGGGGAACAATCACTAATACTAATTTACAAATTTTACAACAATCAACTACAGGTGTAGTTGATGTGGCTATGACATCTGGATCAGATGTTACTTTACTTTTATCAGATGGTGCAACATCAAATGGTAAAAACATTTATCTTAAACTAACTGGCACAATGACAGGTAATATTAGTTTAATTATACCGGCATCAACAACTGGTGGTACAGCTACTAGAGTTTATGTAATACAAGATGCAACAAACAGAACTACAACAAACAAATATACATTAGGTATTAAAACAGCTGGATCATCAAATCCAATTGCTGTTCCTGTTGGAGCAACAATGTTAATTCATTCTGATGGAACAGATGCAAGATTAGATATTTTACAAAAAGGTAATTTTGCAATTACATCTAGTTCTATTACTGCATACACAGCAGTAGCTGGTGATAATTTATTAATAGATACACAAGCAGCTCAAGTTACAATTACACTACCAGCATCACCTGCTATGGGTGATGAAGTTAGTTTTATGGATGTATCTCCAAGTGGAGGTTTTGGAACTAACAAAGTAACTATAAATAGAAACAGTCAACCAATAAGAGGCGCTGCATCTGATTTAGAATTAGTTACAAATAATCAATCGATTAAATTAAGATACACTAACGCAACCAAAGGTTGGCAATACGTATACAACGTAACATCATAGGAGTAACAAATGCTTACGAAAATTAAGTTTGCTCCTGGAATTGACAAACAGGATACATCAGTCGGAGCAGAAGGTCGTTGGGTAGATTCAGATAATGTAAGGTTTAGATATGGCCTACCAGAAAAAGTAGGAGGTTGGCAATCTCTTTTAACAGATACAATTGTAGGTGTAGCTAGAAAACAACACGCTTTTGTTGACACAGATGGTAATAGATATGTGGCTCTTGGCACAGATAAATTTTTACTTTTATATTTTGAAGGTCAACTATTTGACATAACTCCATTACAAACTGCAATTACAGGTGCAACTTTTACTTTTAATGCAACAACAACTGTAACTTTAACAACATCAGCAGATCACGGAATTGCTGTAGGAGACATAATTCGATTAAGCGCAACAACTTTACCAGGTGGTACAACAGGTGTAACAACAGCAACTTTTAATGATATAAACTTTCAAGTCTTATCAGTACCAACTTCTACAACTTTAACTATTCAAGCAGCTACCGCAGGTTCAGCATCTAGTGGAGGATCAGTAACTATTACTCCTTATGAAGTAGTGGGTCCAGCAGCACAATCATATGGTTATGGTTATGGTATTGGAAACTATGGTGGAACAATTACAGGTGTTTCACAAACAGAATTAGATGGATCACTAAACGCAGATACTGCTGGTACAGGTGGATCGGGGACCGCGGTTACAGTAGATTCAACTACTGGTTTTGATTCTGCAGGTACAATTTTAATAGAAAGTGAATTAATTACATACACATCAAAAAGTTCTACACAATTTTTAGGTATTACTAGAGGTGCAAACGGAACGGCAACTGCTGGTACATCAAACGGTCAAGCTCACAGTACAAATGCTGTTGTTCAAAACGCAACTAATTTTACAGGATTTGGTAGTGCAGTACAGGCATCAACTGTAACTCTTGAACCAGGACTTTGGTCTTTAAGTAATTTTGGTGAAGTATTAGTTGCAACAATTGCAAATGGTAAAACTTTTACTTGGAATGCAGGAGCTGCTAATCCTACAGGAGTTAGAGCATCTACATCTACATCTGGTTTTCCAACAACTAATAATCCAACTGCAACTAGAGTAACACTTATCTCACCAACAACACGTCACTTAATTCATTTTGGAACAGAAGTAACAATAGGCTCACCTACAACTCAAGATGATATGCTTATAAGATTTTCTGTTGATGAAGATATAAATAATTATACACCAGAAGCAACTAACACAGCCGGTACTCAAAGACTACAAGATGGTACAAAAATTATGGGATCACTAGTTGCAAAAGAAAACATTCTAGTTTGGACTGATAATGCATTATATGCAATGAAATTTGTTGGTGCACCATTTACATTTGGCTTTGAACAGGTTGGCACTAACTGTGGATTAATTGGTAAGAATTCAGCTATTGAAATTGATGGTGTTGCATACTGGATGGGTAATAATGGTTTTTTTCTTTTGATGGTACGGTTAATACCTTACCTTGTTCTGTTGAAGATTTTATTTATGATGATATTGACACTACAAAAGGTCAACAAATATGTGCAGGTATAAATAATCTATTTACAGAAGTTGTTTGGTGGTATCCAACAGCAGGATCTGCATTTAATGATAGATATGTAGTTTATAATTATGGACAAGACAATGCAGGTTTACCTATGGGTAACTGGTATACAGGTACAAATACAAATTCTATTAGAACAACTTGGATTGATTCACTAGTATACCCAAAACCATATGCAACTGCATATAACAGTACAGCTACAGGAACATTTCCTATTATTCAAGGTGAAACAGGATTAGGTCAAACAGTATTTTTTGAACACGAGATAGGAACAGATCAAGTTAATCCTGATGGTAGTACAACAGCTTTAACTTCTTTTATAAGATCATTTAGTTTTTCTTTACAAAAAGATCAAGCAGAAGTTTTTTTAGCTATGAGAAGATTTTTACCAAACTTTAAAGTATTGATAGGTAACAACCAAGTAACTGTATCAGTTAAAGATTTTCCTGCGGACACAAGTTCTGCTACTGCCTTAAGTCCTTTTACTATTACATCTAATACAACTCAAATTGACACAAGAGCTAGAGGACGTTATGCAAATATTAAAATAGAAAATACAGGGGCCGGCGAATCGTGGAGATTTGGTACGTTTCAAGTGGACCTACAACCAGATGGAAGAAGAGGATAATGGCAAAAATAGTAGTAAGATTACCTGAACCTAAAAAAGAATACAGTGAAGATAACCAAAGACAAATTAACAAAGCGTTAACTAATATTATTGAACAATTAAACTCTACATATTTAACACAATTAAAAGAAGATCAAGAACGATTTACTTGGTTAGGATTAGGCTAATGGCAAATATATATAAAAACGAAAAAACAAGTTTAACAAATACAGATTTAACAACACTATATACAGTGCCTTCTAACTCAAGAGCTATTGTAAAATCATTATTAGTAACAGAAGATAACGCGAGTACAGCAGTTGTTAAAGTAACATTAGTAGATGCAGCAGCAGCTGTTTTTGCAGTAGATAATGATGTTAATTTAACTGCTAATGAAAAAGAACAAGTATTAAATGAACCCTTGATTATGAAAGAAAGTGAGATATTAAAGGTACAAGCAAGTAGTGGTCAAGTAGATGTTATTGCATCTATATTAGAAATTAACAGAGAGGATAGATAATGCCATTTGTAGAACAAGAAGAAGGTTACAAAGAACAAACAATAGAAGGTAAAACATTAAAAGTTTATAAGCCAAGAGTAGAAATAACTATAAAACATTTAAAAACAGGTAGAGAATATCTATCAGATGCAGAAGCTAAAGAAGACGTAGATAGCCCAGTAACTGATACTACTGAGGATGATATATCAAGAAATGTCAATGTTATAGTAGGACCATCAATTTTTGGTAACAAAACTAACTTATAGGAGTCGTTGACGAATGGTTAAAAAACTAGTAAATTGTGTGATACTCGCATACATACAAGTTTTGCGCACTTGCTTTAACATTAACATTATAAAAACAAATTATGGGATTTTTTTCAAAATTAAATAGAGCACGTAAAAAAGCTACTAGTGCAATTACAAAACCTTTTGTAAAGGCTGCTTCAAAAATTAGTGACAAATTTATACCAAACGAATTAAGATTTTTAGCACCCTACGCAGCCGGTATTGGTACACTTATGTTACCTGGAAGTATGGGACCTTTAATGAGAGGTTTAAGTGGAGCAGGATTAAATGCTTTAGGACAGATTGCATCTGATGAAACACCAGTAGAAGATATTAGTGATTTAAATGCATTATCTTTAGCATTATCAGGTGGTCTTGGAGCTTTGGGATCTGATAGAGTAGCCGGAGCTATGAGAAGTGGTATTGAACCTGGAGTTACAGGAGTTGATCAATTTGGTGATATACCTGTTCCGTATACAGAAGGTCCAGGATTTATGCAAGGTGCAGAGAATATAGGTAGAGAAGGTATAGCAAGTTTATCAGATTATGTAACAGGTGGTAGAGAAACTTTAGCAAATTTAGGAAAAAACCCTGGAGATTTATTTAGTAGTGCAGACAAATTTAAAGGTGCAAGAGATGCGGCCGCTGCATTGGGACCAACACTTTCACAAGCAACAGGTGATGTAGCATACGAAGCAGCAGTAGATTTAAAAAATGAACAAGACAGATTAGATGCGGAAGAAGCAGCACAGATAGAAGAAACAACTACAGCGAATGAATCAGAGCGAGCTAGTTTACAAATGACTATGATGAGACAAGCAGGTATACCTGAAG